TGTACGACGTGATTCGCACCTATCTTGGTGCACGTGGTGAAGAAGCGGTTCTTATCCTGCAATCAGGTCAAACACTTCCTGATGGGTTCTTAGATGGACTCATTGAGGAATTGCGACCTATCCTGACTGCAAAGATGCGTGATGACCTGAATAAGTTAGAGGACAGATACACAATCGACATTGACCCCGCTGTTGAGGAGGACATCATCGTTCGACAATTTCAAGCGTATGCACCGAAACTCATTAAAGAGTTGAATGCTACCACAGAGAAGTTGGTGAAGCGTGTTATCGACAATGCACGTCAAGTTGGTGGTATCACGAACGAGGAACTTGCTATCCAATTGACACCTGCATTCGGTGATAGACGTGCTTCGATGATTGCAGTCACAGAGTACACAAGAAGTGCAAGTAATGCAACATCTGTGTATCAGGAATATTTGTCAGAGTATGGCATCAAAACGGTTCGTGTATGGAACACCGAAGCGGACGAAATCGTCAAACAATGTCCTATCTGTTATCCGTTGAATGGCAAAACAGAGGACGTATGGGGTGAACGATACCCAAGTGGTGCACCTGCACATCCTCGTTGTCGATGCGATGTCACACTTAAGGTGGTACGACAATGAGAATCGAAGTCAAGATTCCTAAAGGATTGTTGAACGACATTGAGAACGTGTACAAAACGGTTTCAGAACCTGTCCTCGTTGCACTAGCGACTGAAGTACAGCACGAATTAATGTCACAGAAACCACCACCACCACGACAGGGTTCGATGCAGTTCGTATCAGAAGCACAGAGACGGTTCGTAATGGCTTCGATACGACGTGGTGACATCACAGTCCCATACAAGCGTGGTATCGACAAGAAGTCGCAACGAATGAACCGTTCGTTCAAGATTATTCGTTCACCACGTGAAATCGTACTCACCAATTCTGCGAACTATTGGCAGTATGTCATTGGCAGTCAACAAGCACGAATCCATCAGAATCGTTGGAAAACTGCGTTGCAGATGGTTGAGAAAGTGATAGACAGCGGATTACTCGTTGACACACTTAACACGGTTATCGCCAAGAAGTTTGGTAGGGGATAGTATGAACAAAGAACCGTACATACCACCTGCGTATGTTGCTAGGAATGCACAACGTGCTCTTGAAGTACGTGCTTCGAAACCACCATCACAGCAGGGAATGACACTTGTTGGACTAGCACGTGCAAACCAACTTGCATCACGACGACCTGTATCACTAGACACGATACGACGAATGGTTGCTTACTTCGATAGACATGAAATTGACAAGCGTGGTAGCACGTGGTCAAGTCAGGGCAGGGGTTGGCAAGCATGGTATGGTTGGGGCGGTGATGAGGGTCGTGATTGGGCGAATCGTATTCTTAGACAAGTAGAGGAAGTGAAGATTATGGAAGAGAAACAATTTATCGTAGCGATGCGTGATGGTATGTTCTACATCTACCAAAATGCTGAGGACACCGAACCTGTAATCGAGGACAGTGTTGAGAACTTTCTTGACACACTTGTTCGTATGATGGGTTACTCACGTGAGGAGACTGAGGATTTAGTTGAGGAAGCGACTGAAGAGGAAATGGTACAGCAGGAAGCACCTGCGATGGAAGAGGAAGCACAGAAAGTCGAAATGACTGCTGAGCAACGTGATGCACTTCCTGATGCTGACTTCGCAGTACCACAGACTCGAAACTTCCCTGTTGCTACACCATCAGACATCAGCGATGCTGTGTCAAGTTGGGGTCGCTATCGTGGTGATGTATCGTTCGAAGTGTTTAAGCGCAATCTGATTGCGATTGCACGTCGCAAGGGACGTGAGTTCGTAGATGCGTTACCACAGTCATGGAAAGATGAAATGGAAGAGGAAGTGAAGCGTGTTGCACGAACCATTCTTTCACGAATGAGTTAGTGTTGACAGTACACTTATAATAGAAGTAGGAGGTAACATGAACGCTTATGCAGTCAAAAGCGTGTCAGCATACAAGTTAGCAGGTCGAGCAATTGTGTTCGGTGGTGTTGACATCGTAGGAGACACGTTTACTCCGCAAACTGACATTGGTAGTACACGTTCATTCGTAGGAATGCCTGTGTATTGGAATCATGCGATGTCAGGCACGAAGTCCCAAATCGGCGTTGTGACTGATTGGGAGAAGAACGAAGAGGGAATTGACCTCGTAATCGAAATCGACAAGCGTAACAAGTATCTTAAGCAAATCATGGAACTTGCGAAGAGAGGAATGCTTGGACTTTCGACAGGTGCAGTAGGGAACACCGTTGTTCGCAAGGGTGGTGAATTACTGCGATGGATAGTAGGTGAAGTCAGTTTAACCACGACACCTGCTGAACCACGAACCTATGCGTATGTTAAGACAGGAAGTGCTGATGCCTTGGCTGTGAAACATGTCGCTGGTTATACATTTGATTTGGGAACTAATTTATCTGATTTTAAGGAGACTAAAGACATGTCAGTAGACAAAGACGCATTGAAAGATGCATTGATGGACATCGCAGGTGAGCCTGCACAGGGTGGTGGGTTGTATATGGGTGGTAAAGCACCGAACGTCAAGAACGTAACGAATTTGGGTTTTAGCGACGAGCCAAGCAAGGCGTTCTTTCACTATGTTAAGACTGGTGACAAGGTTGCGGCTAAAGCAACGATGGTAGAGGATGTCAATGCCAACGGTGGTTTCACTGTACCGAACGAGGTCGAGCGTGAAATCATCAGCAAGCGTGATGAAGAGTCCATCTTGGGTCGATTGCCAATTACTCGTCGTCGCACTTCACGTGATTACTACGATGTCAACGTTGGTGAGAACAATTCAGACTTCTCATTCACTGGTGAGACGGTTGCGGCTAACTTTGACGAGCCAACGATTGGTCAGTCAAGCATTCGCATTTACAAGGCTACGTTGGCACTCAAGGTGTCAGAAGAGTTGTTGAACGACTCGATTAGCGACATCGAGGGTTACATCACTCAAGAAATTGGTCGTGCTCTTGCACGTCACGTGAATCAGTACATCTTGACTGGTTCAGGTACTGCACAACCATGGGGCGTTACTGCTCGTGCCGCAATCAGTGAGACCCTTGCTTCAGCGACTGGTGTCGATTCACAGGACATTCAGAACATGTACTACAAATTACCAAGTGCCTACCATCAGGGTGGTAACACTGGTTGGGTGATGCGTATGGCTACGTTGGGTGGTGTCCGTGGTTTGACTGGCAACCCATTCCTGTATCAGAACACCCCTGCTGGCACGAACGGACAGGGTGGCGAGCAATTGATGTATCGTCCTGTGTTCGTGAGTGACAAGGTTGGTGCACCAACGACTGGTTCAACGTCAATTCTCTTTGGCGACTGGTCGCAATACTACTTCGTTGAGAACGGTGGGTTGACCATTCGTCGCAACGAGTACGCTTACATGGAGAACGGTTTGGTCGGTATCTTCGCTACGGTTCGCTGGGGTGGTGATGCTGTCATTACCAACGCATTCGTCAAGGGCGTACAAGCCTAATCAGGAGGAATGAACCGTGAAAGTGCTACTTAATGTTTCAATAGCACGATTCAGCGATGGTTCTTCCAATGTTTTCAACAGTGGGGAGGTCGTTGACCTCCCTGCTGACGAAGCGGAGAGAATGATTGCGTTAGGACGTGCAATTAGGGTTGAAGAACCCAAACAAGAGGAAGTCGAGGTTCGTGAAACACCGAAACCACGAACAACCTCGAAGCGAGGTGCGTAATGGCGTACATCACCACTGCAGAGTTGAAGAGTTTTCTAGACATTACAAGCGCAAGTGATGATACGCTTCTTGGTATTATTATCGCTAGTGCTGAAGAGGCTATTGATAACTATACCAATCGCACATTCGAACCCAAGGGTGCACAGGGTGGTCATCACCCACACAAGTTTACTGCATTACCACGAACTCGTGGGGGAAGCATAGACGATGGGAATCCTAGACTGCTGTGGGTGGATAACGATTTGTGTGAGATTCAGAGCATTGTGAATGGTGATGGTGTCACGATTCCATCGACTGCATATGTCACGAATCCAATCAACCATACACCATGGTACGCAATCGAGT